TGAACCACGTAAAGCGTCTGCAGGACTTCCTACAGCGTAGCCTTGACCGTAATGAGCATCTACAGAAAACCCAGCACCAAACAAGTTTTGGGCTTCAGTAAGTTCGTTAACTAAATCTAAAACAATTTTTTCGTATAAGACCTTTGCTTTTTTATCAAAGTTAACTGTTATTGGGTCAAGATGAATAGTGGCGGGTAGGTAGGGGGCAACATCAGCATCTGATTGAGCCTTCCTAACTGACGCTTCTTTAATCTTCTCGTGAAGCAATGGAAGATTGCGGTATCTCTGTACCCCGCCAAAATTGTTTCGAACGATAAAGGTTTTATCAAACAAATCAAAACGACCTAATAACCCTGGTTCTACAAATTGCATGATGCTGTACAACTCTTCAGGTTTACCGTTTTCAACAGGAGTTCCAGTAAGAGCAAATCTAATTGGAACTTTTGTTGCTAACTCTTTTACTTTTTTAGTGCGTTTAGACCTAAACCCTTTTATTGCAGTTGCTTCATCGCAAACAATGGCTGAAATCTCTAACTTATTGATTTCATCCCAATCGTTTACTACCGATTCATAATTGACAATAATATAGTCAATAGAGTTAGCACTCCAATTACGACCCATTCCATATTGTTCTTCTCTCTGCTTCTTAGTTCCGTCAACTACCAGGGAAGTGGAGTTGCTGAACTTTTTTATTTCTGCAGCCCATTGATATTTCAGGCTGGCTAAGGCAATTACCAAAACAGGTTTTGTTATCTTGCCTAAACTCATTAGGTTTTCTATTGCTGCAATAGTCATACAGGTTTTTCCTAAACCCATTTCATATGCAACAAGAACCTTGCCTCTTTCCGTCATTTTGTCTACGGCTTCAGGTTGGTAAGGTTTTAAAGTACCCGTAAACATCAGTACTCGTCGGGCTCCAGTTGAGCACCACAATCAGAGTCTACGCACACGTAGTTTCCGCAAGAATTACAACGGAATAGGTCTTCATCTCCGTCTAATTCGTTAATTTGATTTGACAAAATATGCTCCTTCTCCATAAATCATATCTTTTGCGTTATCTAATCCAAAATGAATATCTTCTGCAGTCATTTCCCCTGGGTCTTTTGCTGGGAGTCCGTTGTAGTTAAAAAACTTGACTTCTATACCGTACTTCCTAGCACTGACAATTAATGACTCACAGGCTTTTCGACCTGCATCATCCGTATTTGGATTATCAAAAGCAGCAACTACAGACTCACTGGAACGTATTAGTTTTAGTTGTGCTTCGCTTACGATTGCACCAAAAGTTGCTACTGCTCCTGTTATTCCCACAGTTTCTAATCTAACAACATCTAATGGGGATTCAACAACAACGACACGTTTTTTATCCATGTGTTGAACTCCAAACAATGTAGACGACTTTTTTACCCCTGTAGGCCTGTTTTTAAAACCCTTTGTACTTTGCGACTTTTCTTGCCAACCCAGTAATTCGTTTGTGTGAGGGTCTCTAATAACCAAAATCCATTTATCTTTATCCCAAAGAATTTCATATTTCTCCGCTGCTTCTGCAGTAATGCTTTTAGCGTGAAGTGCCCAATCAGGAGGAGCAGTAAACAAAGCAAGTCTTGCTTCTGACATCGGTATAGGTTTAGGTAAAGAAACATAATCAGGCATGTTCTTTAAACGATTACCTAGTTCTTCAACTGTAACCTCTTGTATGTTTGCAAGCCATTCTTTTACCTGCTCATAATCAATTACGTCGTCACCTTCATAAAACTCTTTTACGTGTCCTACTAAAGAGAAAACGCTTCCTTTAAATCCACAAGAAAAACAAATGTGAGCACCTGTCTCTTGGTTTATCCACCAAGAAGGGTTGGCATCTTCTTTTCCTAAAATTCTTTTATGCATAGGGCAATGACTTAAAATCTCATCACCACGTTCACGTATTATTTCTAGGTCTAAAGTTGCTAAAACTTCTTTTATGTTAAAACTCACGGCATCAATCCTCGTTTACACACTGAACAAGAAGCCATCTTAGTTTCTTCATGGAAACAGCCTGTTTCCCAGTTCGATGTTAATGTTGTTTCACTTGGAGCACAGTTACGGCTTGCAACAATCTTTAAATTGCGTAAATCATCGTAATCGGGAACTGGTTCAAGACCTAGAATTACATCTGAGTCTTGGAAGAATGATGAGGAATAACCAATTGAATCTGCCGTGACTTTTCCGCCCTTCATCTTCCAAAGCAAAGTCTGAGTTGTAACTACTACTGGAATGTCATGACGTTGGGCTAATCTTTTTAAAGAACGAGTTACGTTAGTTATTGATTGTGGGGTGTTCATCTCACCAGTCATTTCATCCATCATGAGATAAACACCGTCAACAAATACAATGTCTGGTTTTAACTTTGAGATAGACGCAGACAAAGATGCAACGGTTAGACCGTTAACAGCATCAACTAAATGAAAAGAGTGTTTCATTTGGTCCATGTCTTTTAACATATCTATGTAACGTTGCTCTTCATCTTGGAATAACTTTCCACGCCGTAAACGTCCATGCGAAACTTGAGCACGAATGCCGTCGTGACGTTGTTGTTGTTCACGGTTAGTCATCTCAAATGACTGGAACATTGGAACCTTGCCGTTTTGGTGCACGTGTATCGCCACAGCAAGTGCTATTTGTGATTTACCTGTTTTAGGGGGAGCAATAACTGTGACTAACTGCCCTCCCTGCAATCCAGCAGTTGCTTCGTCAATTTTGTCGAAGCCTGTTGGAATACCAATCATTGTGTGACTTGCTAGTGCTTGATACTCAACAAATCTTGCTTCTGCATCTTTTGTTAAATCAAGTTCATTAGTTCCTTGAACACCTGAAGTATTAACTCTGGTGATTGCTGCTTCCATTGCAACCAATGCACCCTCATGGTCATTGGAAGTAAGTTTGTCAATTGCAGATTCAAGTCCTTGTCGAACTAATAACCTGCGACGAAATGCAACGGCTTGGTCAACAAGAAAATCTAAAGAGTCTTGTACATCTAAAACTTTATAAGTTGGGTAATGGTCTTTAACAGTTACTGCTGTTGGGACCTCGGAGTATTCTCCGTAGTGCTTAATTACAAATCGCCACACTTTGGCGTTGTCGTCGTCTAAAAACCAATCCGTGGTTACGCCACGTTGCAGCACAGGAAGTATGTCTCTGTCACGAATTACTTTACTGACGAGACGATGTTCGTTATCTGCTGCCACTTTTAAATGCTCCTCTTACAAGTTATCTAGTTCTATTCCCCATGAACCATACATCGCAACTCTACTCTGAATGTCTACGACACCACGTAAATTTACTCTATACGGCAAGTCGTCCACAAGTTCTTGTGTGACGCTGTATACCTGTGCAAAATTAAACGGGTTTCCTCCTCTCCTGTCAAGAATTTCTATTACTTTATCTAAAGAAGTTTGATTCCATCCCTCTTCTTCAATTCCAGCAAGTTCTACTGACAAACCATAACGGTTTGTAATAATCCAAAGTTTGGCTACAGCCTCTTTGTTTATATTCTTAACTTGCAAAGAAGTTGTAGATTTAAATAACTTCTTTTCAGTTACTTCTTCTGCTAATGCAACAACGTCTGCAAGAACGATTATTCGTGCAGGTGTTTCATTAGAGATGTCTCCATTTTTCACAGCACCTCGACTCTTGCATACTTCAAAACAAACTCACGAAATGTTTGAGCATTTTCATTTGCTTGTTCTGCGACTTCTTCAGGAACGTTATCTGGCACAAGTATTGCATAGTGCCCATCATTTTCTTCCATGCGTTTCTTTACGAAGTCAGTGTGTTTGCAAGAGTTGCGGATTTTGTAAGACGGACAGGTACAACGTGCTTCTGGGTCGTCAGGACGTAGAGAGACCTCGTACACCCCTGTAGGTGACAGAAACACTTGAACAGTACGCCAGTCCACTTTTGAGCCTTTCATGCTCTTGCCCTCCGTAAGTCCTTGTTAACAAGACGAACTCTATGGAACGCTTCGTTAGCAAAACTTGCCATTGCCATGCTGTATTTGGCTGACCAATTTTCCAGCATCTCGTTGGTTGTGACTATTGTAGGTAAAGCCCTGTCATAACGACTGCGTAAAATCTCATCAAATGATGTGTCGTCATATTTAGAACCATACTCTTTGCCTAAGTCATCAAGAATTAACACTCTTACATTTAACCAATCTTCTTTTGCACGTCCATGAAACCCGTCTATTTCACGAGTTAGTTCTCGTTTTTCATCAGGGTCTGCATCAAATGTTGCTTTCTTTCGAGCAAGAAACTCTGGGTAAGTCAGGTAATAAATTGGTCGTGAAACCATCCCAAAATCTGAGTTCCCGTTGTACTTTAAAATGTTTTTTGCTTCGTCATCTTCTGGCAAACGACGAATAAACTCCGTTGCAGCAACTACAGCATGTGTGGTTTTTCCAAGCCCAGGCCCGCCATCAAACAGTAGACCAACACCTGTTAGCCCTAGACCACCAACCTGCTTGATGACAGACCCAGAACCTAAATCCTCTAGCCACTCTTCAACGACTGGAGGGAAATCTGTAATCATGTCAGATGGCTCTAATCCCATAAACCTGCGTGGAATATTTGAGTTACGTAAAATCCAATGCCTCTTCAATGAACTCAATTCATCAACTTGGTAT